TCAAATCCCGCCACCCCGACCATCGACATACAACAGTCGGAAGAACCGTGAGGGCCGCGGGCCCAGGCCTTCGGGCCGGGGCTCTCGGGCAACTCCCGCGGCAACCCCAGAAGACCCAGATCCCAGAAGACCTTCGGGCAACAGACGTTTCGGGCAACAGGTCCACGGGCCAAGGCGCCGGCCCCCGTAGCTCAGGTGGATAGAGCAGCGGCCTTCTAAGCCGACGGTCGGGGGTTCGAATCCTCCCGGGGGCGCCGAGAGATTCGCGAAAACCTTTGGAGCAGTTTGGAGCAGCTCCGGCGCGGTCGACATCGTCCGCGCGACCTCGTCAAGGTGCCCGTCGCCGAGGTGCGCGTACCGCTGCGTCACGGTGATCGACGAGTGCCCGAGCCATGCCCGGACCTCGTCGAGGCGCAGGGAGCGGCCCCACGTCCCGAGGACGAGGTGCGACGCGCACGTGTGCCGGAGGTCGTGGAATCGGACGGGTCGGTCCGTGACCTTCTCCCGCCACGTGTCGCCCCACCGCGCGTCGTAGCCGTCGGAGTAGGCGTCGCCGTCGAGCCGGCAGATCACGAGCGGGCTCGTCCGCTGCGCGTCCGTGCGCAGCTCGAGGAGCCGCTCGAGCGCCGCGCGCGCGGGAGCGAGTAGGGGGACGGTGCGGGGCTTGCCCGACTTCGACCTGCGCACCCGGAGCCGTGCACGCTCGAGGTCGACCTCGGTCCACCGAAGCTCGAGCAACTCTCCGAGACGGAGGCCGGTGTAGACCGCGAGCTCGAAGAGCTCGCGCCGGCGAGGCGCGACGACCGCGAGCCGTTCGATCTCGCTCGCGGACAGGAACGTCCACGGACCCTCGTCGTCGTCCTCGTCGCGCGCCTTCGCGGCCTGCCGCGGGAGCGACACGAGCGCGGCCGCGTTCGCGGTCGTGACGCCGCGCAGGACCGCGTCGTCGAGGGCGCCCGAGACCACGCGGAGGGCGTGGCGGGCGGTCTGAGCGGAGATCGTCTCACCCGTCTCGACGAGCTCGACGCCGCCGCGCCGACGCACGGTGCGCGTCTTCCGAGCGCGCCTCACCTCGTCGAGCCACGCGACGACGTGCGGGGCGCCGATCGCGTCGACGGGCATCCGGGCGAGGTCGCTGCCGGCGACGTAGCGCGACCACACGCTGCGCTCCTGCCGGATCCCGCGCACACCGTCGAGGTCGCGGCGGTCGAGCCACATCGCGCCCCACGTCTCGAGCGTCACGCCGCGGGGGTCCGCGATCGTGCCGGCGTCGACGAGCCGCGAGTACGTCTCCGCGAGACGCTCTGCCTCGCGCGGCGTCTCGATCGAGCCCTCGACGGTGATGATCTGACCACGCACGCGAGCTCGCACGCGCCATCGCTTGCCGGCCGGTTCGACCCACGCGCTGCTCATCGCTTCTTCCTCCGCGGCTTCTCCACGACGATCAGTCCCTTCGCGCGCGCGATGCGCGTCACTCGCTCGATCTCCAGCGCCGTCGGAGGCGGGAGCGCCGGGGCCTCCGGCTCTTCTACCACCTCGCGCACGACCTTCGACGCGAGCTCCGGCGCGAGGTAGCGACGGAGCACGCGTGCGAGCCGGGCCTCGAGGGGCTCACCCACGCTCGGCCTCGATCACGAGATCGATGACGCGAACGAGGACCTCGCGCGGTGGCGCGTCGATCCCAAGGCCAACTGCGCCAGCGATGATCGCGAGACGAACATCCCGCTCGGTGGGTGCACGTTCGGTTGCCTGCTCCCTCCACAGTTCGATCGGGTCGAACTCGACGCGGTCGAGCGCATCGTCCCGAAGCTTCAGCCGCGTGAACACGTCGCGCACGGTCTGTTCGCGCACGCGTCCACCTCCCTCGCCACGTAGAAGTTTCGCCACGTAGGAGGGGGACAGTCCAAGCTCACGAGCGACCGCGCTTGCACTCCCTCGCTCGCCCACACGGTGCTTGAGCAGGGCAACGAAGCGTGACGACGTGCTCGGCGATGCGTAGGACATCAGGGCGACCCACTCCCCTCCGCCCATGCGTTCACCCATGCGCGGAAGGCCCGCAGCTCCCGCTCGTCCATCCGACGAACGAGGTCGTACACGCTCGGCGCCGCCGGGTCAGCCTGCGGAGCGGCCGCGATCGCGCTTGGGATCTTCGCGTGCTCCCTCCACAGCTCGACCGGAACGTCGGACGAAAAGAACTCGCGGGGCAGCCCGAGGCGTCGAGCCGCCTCGGCGACGGTGCGCTCGGCGATCCGAGACGTCCGCCAGCCACGGCCGATTTTACTGACGTAGGACTGACTCACACCGAGGGCGCTGGCCACGAGCCCCTGCGGCTGAAGTTCACCGAGCAGCGTCTCGACGAGCAGGAAGTACCGCTCGGACTCACGCGCGGTCACGGAGCTCGCTCGTACGGTCCCGGAGCTCATCAGAGCGCCCCCTTCCGTCGTCGCGAGCCGCCGTGCACGATCTTGACGCGGCCGAGGTGATTGAGCCTGTCCGCGACGCGGTCGCCGTAGCGCGCGCGAATCTCGGGCGGGCGCAGGTTCGCGGTGATGATCGTCTTGCGGCGGGCGCGGTGCTCAAGCAGCTCACCGAGAGCGACGTCGAAGCGCGGCGAGGGCGCTTCGACGCCGAGGTCGTCGAGGACGAGCACGTCGACGTCACGCGCCGCCGGCGACGCGCCCGCCTGCAGCTCGTCGGCCCACGGAGTCCAGAGCCGCGGCAGCTCGCTCGCGCGCCAGAGCGCGAGGCGACGACCGATCGGTCGGGGCCTCGACCCCCGCACCGCATCGAGGACGAGCGCGCTCGAGTTCGTCGCGAAGAGCGCCCGCTCCCCGACCGCTCGGGCCCACGCGTCGCCGTCGCGCGCGTCGAGCTCCTCGAGCCAACGCACGGCCGCGCGGCGGACGGGCGCGGCCGCGCCGGTCGTCGCGGCGAGCGTCTTGCCCGTGCCGACGGGACCGAGCAGGAGCAGGAAGGCTCGCCGGTCGCCGCCCTCGAGGAAGCTCTCGACGGCTTCGACGGCGGGCGTGCGCTCGAGCGTCCCGCGCGCGAACGCGGTGACGTCCTCGTCGAGCATCGCGAGGGGCGCGAGGATCGCCGAGAGACGGGCGACGGCGACGCGTTCGCGGAGCGTCCGCCAGGCCTCCGGGGCGCCGGCGACGACGTCGCGCTGCCGTTCGAGCTCGCGCGCGAGGCCTTCGCGGATCTCGGCGACGCTCTGCCCCGCCGCGGCCGCGAGTACGTGCTCGAGCGTCTCGCCGACGAACACGAGCGGGCGTTCGAGCGCCTCACCCACGCGCGCCCTCGACGACGATCACGGGGCCGCGCGGACTGTCGACGGTGACGACCTGATAGCCGACGGCGCGCAGCACGGCGGCCGCGCCGACGCCCGGCGGCGGAGTGATCGCCTCGACGAAGGCCTCGACGAACGTCTTGGGCTCCTTGGCGGCGTCTCGCTCCTTCGCCTGGTCGCGGCGACACGCGATGATGAACTCCGCGAGCTCACTCGCTCGCTCCGAGAGGCCTTCGGCATCGAGCGAGATCCACTCGGCCGCGAGCTCGGCCTCGTCGAGGTCCTCACGACAGGCGCCCTCGATCTCGATGAGCGCGCTCATGGCGTGCTGCAGTCGATCCGATTGCTTCACGTCGAGGCGGGCCTCTCGTTCCGCTTGTCGCTCGAGGAACTCGCACTTCGCGGTCACCGCCTCGGAGAGCGGGCGGTCCTTCGTCCACGCCTCGCCGACGGCTTCCTTCGTGGCGGCGACGACGTTCCGAAGCCCTCGGAGCGCCTTCGTCCGGTGGTCGAGCAGCCACCGCCAGGGCACCCACTTCTCGCTGTGCTCGCCGTCCTCCTCGAGGACCTCGTCCGCGCTCGCCTTCGCGAGCTCGGTGTGGTCGAGCTCGCAGTCGGGCACCCAGCCGGCCGCGGCGCGTTCGCGCCGCCGCGTCGCCCATGCCGTTGCCGCGTCGAGTGATCGTTCGCGCACGGCTTCGTCCGACTCGGCCTCGGGCTCGGGCTCGGCCGGCGCGTGTGGCGTCGGCGGCTCGGTCTTCGCGCGCGTCGCCTCGGCCGCGCGCTCGAGCGCCGCGTCGAGCTCGTCCCGGAGCTTCTTGCGCTCGGCCGCGGCCTCCGGGGTGCGGTGGGCGTCGCAGTAGAGCGAGCGGTGCCACGTCGGGACGAACGGCACGCCGCAGTCGGGGTGCGCACACGGGCGGGGTGGACGGGTCTCGGTGGTGGTGGCGGTGGTGGCGGTCATCGGTCGGGCCTTCGGTGGCTTCGGTGGTGGGATCGGTGGTGAGCTGACGCGCGCGCCGACGTCGACGAGCGAGTACTCGACGCCGGGCGCGTCCTCGCCGCGCGCGTGGGCCGCGCCGACGGGGCACTCGTGGCAGTGGATGCGGTCCGCTCGCGGACCGTCGTGCGCGGTGCGCTTGCCGACCTGCCGAGGGAAGCGCTGCGCGCACGCCTCGGGCCGCAGGCGCGCCCCGTAGGGCTCGCAGGTGAAGACGCGGAGCGACGTCACGAGCTCGCCCTCCGGTGCTGCGCGGCGTGCGGGCACGTCGCGAAGTGACTCGTCCAGAGCTGCGGCGACCTCGAGGCCTCGGCGACGACCCAGGTCGACGTTGCCGACGAGCGGCAGCGAGAGACGCGCACCGTCATCCGCCGGCCTCGCTCGCGCGCTCGTCGTGGTCGGCCTGTCGACGCAGCCCGGCGGCCGCGCGCTCGAGCACGCTGGCGACACTGCGCTTCGTGGTGGGCGTCGCGAAGGCCGGTGCTCCGAAGATGTCGCGCGCGCGGATCGTGACGCGCGCGTCCCCCTGCCGGTCGCGATGGAAGAAGAGCACGACCTCGAGGCCGAGGTCCTCGCGGGGCGCGCGCGTCATCGCGTCCTCGCGATCGCGAAGCCGCGGGCATCGAGGCGGCGCGCGAGCTGTTTGAACCGCGCGCGCGCAGTGTCGCCCCGCGCGTAGTCACCTCGCGCGTGCATCCGCTCCCGGAGCTTCTCGGCTGTCGTCGCGTGGCGCTCTTCGACGTGCTGCATGATCTCGTCGAAGAGCGCGTCGACCACGACCTCCCAGGCCTCCTGCTCGTCGAGCGCATCGAGCGAGTCACCCGGCATCGCGTGCCTCCCGCGCTTGCTCCTCGCGCAGCGCGACCTCGAGCGCGGCGACGCGGCCGAGCTCCCACACGCCGATCGCGGAGATCGGGTGCTTCGACGGCCGCGTCGCCACGACGGGCGGATCGATCTCGACGACGTCCTCGAGGAACCATCCGAACGCGCGCACGCGCCCGGCGACGTACGCGTCACGCCGCGCGAGGTCCTCGGTCTCAAACGGCGCGTCGGCCGCGGAGAGGCCCCACCACTTCGAGCTCAGAGCTTCGTCGCAGGCGTCCCACCATCTCTTCGCGATGGGCGACGAGTTCATGACCTCGCCGTGCGAGAAGCTCGAGATCCCGGGGGCGGTGTTCCCCACGATGGCTCTCCCGGCGGGGCCGGAGTCGAGGCGCTTCCACGGCGCGCCGCGCCGCTCGGCCTCCGCGGTGAAGTAGCCCGCGATCGTGGCTGTCGCGACGACGGCGTACCGCGGCAGACCGAGCGGGATGTCGAGCGTGACGTACGTCGCGATCGGGTTGCGATGCTCGGGCGCGCGGTAGGGGACGATCTCGCCGCTCGCGTAGAGCGCGATCCGTCGGCCGACGTGGCACCGCGTCGAGTAGTGCTGCGGGTGGTCTGGGCGCTGCGCGAGGCGGAGCACGCGCTGCCCTCGCCGAAGTACGCACTCCGGGACGGGCTGAGGGAGCGTGATCGCCATCATGACGGGTCGACCTCCAGCACGACGTGTCGAGGCTTGTCGGCAGCGCGGTAGTTCATCACCCACGCGCATCCGCGCCTCGTCTCGAAGCGCACCGCGCGCGGTAGAAAGCCGTCTCCGACGATCGAGTCGAACGACACGCCGACGCGCTCGATCGGATCCCCGGTCACGATGCCGAAGAGCGCTTTGCGAACGAGGGCCGCGTTGACGGTGATGCTCGGCGCACCGGGTGCGTCCGACAACGCGAGCCGGACGACGGGCGGGTCGCGATCGTCTTCGACTGCGTCGAAGAACGTCGTCCACGGAGTTCGGCCTGCGTGGGGGCGCGCTGGCTTGTCGATGCCTTCGAGGATGTCGAAGATGCGCTCGGGGTCGTGGTGGTAGCCGTACCGCTCGAGACGCCCGAACGTCGGTACGCCTCGCGGACAGACCGCGTACGACCCGTACAACGCGACGAAGCTCCCGCGCCACCGGTCACCGCCCGCGATCGCTCCGTTGGCCGGCTTCTCGACGAACGCCTCGAGAGCATCGAGCCACCCATCCGGGTCGACGAGCTCGGGCCCACGCACCGTCTCGATCCACACTGCCTGGCGAAGCTTCTCCGCGCGGAGCGTCTGCTCGATGGCTTTCAGCGGCTCCAACGACTCGCCGAGGTGCCTCTCCGCGGCCTTCACGTCGTAGATGTCGGCGATGGCCTCCTCGGCCCAATCGGGCAATCGCTCAAGCGCACGCTTCAGGCCCTCGGCCTGCTTCAGGATCGAGACCGCCTGCTCGCTGGTGAGGGTCAGGGTCACGCTGCCCGTCCCTTCCCGAGCTCGGCGAGCTCGGCGAGGACCTCGGAGACGAGCTCGCTCGGAACGCCCGCGTCACCGAGCAGCTCCTCGTCGTCGCGCTGCTCGACGGAGCCGTCGACGGCCTCGCGGACGTAGATCGCGGCGACGACGCCGGCGACGACGTCGGGCACCTCGAGCGGGAGCTCGTGGCGCGCGAGGGCGAACACGTTGCGGACTTCGCCCGCTCCGGTGACGAGCGCTTCGACGATGTCGCGCGCGCAGACTGCGGCGTCGGGGCCGGAGAGAAGCGGCGTCAGGGCGCGCGCGATCTTGTCCTGCAAGGGCGCGCGAGTCTTCGGTTTGATCGGTCTCCAGTGGGGCACGGTTCCTCGTTTGTTCGGGTGGCGGTGGGTGAGGGCTCGAAGCGACGGCGCGCAGGGAGGGATGGGGACCGCGCGCGCGGGGGGAGTAACGGGCGCGGGCGCGCCGCCGCTTCGAGAGCTCACTCGGGGTCGTCGGAGTCGGGGTCGAAGCGCCGCCGGCCGAGCCATGCGGTGCACGCGGGGCAGAGCCGCACGTTCGCGCCGAGCTGCTCGCCGAGCTGACGCGCGGCCGCGAAAGCCTCGTGTCGGTCCTCGCGCTCGTAGAGGAACGAGAGGAACACGCGCCCCGTCGCGTCGACGGGCGCGGGCGCGGCAAGCACGAGCGCGCCGTCGCGGTACTCGGCGCGGAGGTGGACGCTCACGAAGAGCCTCCTTCTTCTGGCTTCGAGGCGGCGACCTCGGTCACCGGAGCGGGGGTGGCAGGTGGCGGCGGGCCCCGAAACGGCCGCATCGGCCGCATCGGGCGCATCGTCTTCAGGGCACGATCCATGCGCTCCAGCTCGGCACGGCCTTGCTTGGCAGCGATAACGAGTCCGACGACGATCCCGGCTACGCCAGCGACAAACGCAGCGACCGAAACGAAGAGCGGGCTCACGCCGCGACCTCCCCGCGCGCCGCGCGGCGCTCGAGATCGAGCACGCGCAACACGTCGTCAGGGACGCCGACGGTGCGCGTGAGGAACGCCCACCGCGCGAGCTGCGACGACCACTTCGGGGTGACCGCGTCGACGTAGTCGACCGTCGCCTCCGCCGCGGCGATGCGCAGCGCGCGGTCGAGCGTCGTCGTGAGCGCGGCCGCGCGCGTCGGGCTGCGCAGCACGTCGAGCACGTGCTCGAAGACGCGGACCGTCTCGCCGTCGACGAGAGCCTGCACGACGTTGCGAGCGGCCTCGTCCACGCTGGCGGGGACCATCACGCGCACGAGCGCGTGCGCGACGAGCTCGACCATGCGCATCGACTCGTCGCGGTTCCGAAGCGGCCGGAACGGCGGGATGTAGGGCGTCGCGCTCACGAGCGGTCCTTTCGGCTGGGGCCGCGCAGGAGCGCGACCGTGATCACGAGGCGGATCGCGAGCGCGGGCCCACCGAACACGAGCGCTCCGACCCACCACGGTCCGCCGAGCACGACGAAGGTCGTTGCCGCCATGCCGGCGACGGTGCAGCCGACGATCACGAGCGCGGGAAGCCAGGACCTCACGCGGCACCTCGAGCGGGCTCGGTGGCGCGGAAGTCGGCAGCCTCACGCGGCACGCGCGGCGGGCGCGGGATCGCCGCGTCGTGCGCGTCCACGCGCAGGAGCAGCTTCACGAGCGCGCGGTCGAGCGACCTCGAGGCCGCGTGCGCGATGAGCTGCCCCTCACGCGTCGCGACGACGCTCCACACGCCCTCGGCCTCGATCGTCCAGTGCGGCTCGATGTCGCGCGCGGCGAGCTCGGTCCTGAAGTCGTCGAGGGACACCTCATCGAGCGAGGCGCGGGCGGAGGGACGGGGCAGGGCGTCGGCCATGTCCCGATGATGTAGACACAAACGGCATGACGCAACTGTCTACATCGCTCGGTGAGTCTTTTTGTGCGACCCGAACCTACAACCCAAACGGGGCTTGACGCGTGTTCAGGATTGCGGATCGAGGGCGGACGGGGTGGGATCCCCGTCATGCGATGGCTCGTTTCGCTTCTGCTGATTCTGGGCTGCGGCGACGACACCTCACCGGCTGCTGCACCAGCGCCCGTGCCGACCGCACCAGAAGCGCTGCCGCCGCCTCCGCAGCGGCCGACGCGGATTGAGCGCATCGACGCCTATCCGCTGTTCCACGAAGGCGACCTCGTGTCGTGCAAGGACGTCACAACGGTGCTGACCCGGCCGCAGGGTGTACCCGAGGACATCGAACGTTCGTTTCGGTCGCGCGAAGACGAGGACCCGTCTTCTGAGCTCCGAGAGCACCAGAGGCGTGATCAGGACTGCGCGACCGTGACCGGCCGAGCAGCTCTTGCGACGTGCATCAGAACCACAGACGGGGAACCGCTTGGCTTGATCCTGAAGACGAACTGGTACGGATTCGGAATGGTTTTCGAGAGTGACGAAGCGATGGCAGATTGCCTTGGTCACGGCGACACGTGGCATGCCGTTGCGCGCAACTCGCCCGCTGCGCTCGAAGCCGAGGGCCGCCACTTGGCGCGCGAGCGGGAGCGGTTGGAGCAGCGGATCGAGCGCCGCCGGTAGGTCACACCCGCGTGGATCTGATCGCCCCGTTCCCGTAGGCACGCACGCGGAGGTTGAGGTGGTCGGGTGGCAGGAGTACGAGGGGATCGCGAGAGAGGCGCTCGAACGCGCGCACCAACACGACGTCGTCGACCTGCACGCGGTCGCCCGCGCGATCGACGTCGTGGTGCTCGAGGGCGCGGGCCGCTCGTGGGCGGCTGGCGACGTCATCCACCTACGCGCGGCCGAGGAGCCCCGGCGCCGCCGCTGGCTGCTTGCTCACGAGCTCGGGCACGTGCTCGCGGATCGCGCTGGGCTCGACCGCTCGGACGAGACGATCGCGAACGGGATCGCGAACGCGTTGGTGATCCCGGACCCCGCCGCGAAGCGGGACCTCCGGCGCTTCGACGGCTCGGTCGCCCCGATACGCGCCCGGCACGAGCTTTCGTGGGAGGTGACGCTGCGGCGCCTCGTGACGGTGCAGAGCTTCGTGGGGGCGCTCTGGCGGGACGGTCGGATCGTCTGGTCCGGGCGCTCGCCGTGGCTGCGAAACGCGGTCGACGCAGCGGTAGTGGCCGCGCTCCCGCGTCAGCTCGCCGGCGAGCACCACGAACTCGTGCTCGCGACCCCCGAGCTCGTCGAGGAGCTCGCCGAGCAGCTCATGGAGCGCCGCGCTCGATCGTCTCCGCGATCCACTTCCAGCCCTCCGCCGTCGTAGGAAACTGACCGTCACCGGCGGCGAACTTGCGAAGACGGGCGAGGGTCTTCGCGGAGTACTCCTCGCCGAAGCGTTCGCGGAACGCGCGCAACGACGGGTGACGGATCTCCGGGTCGTCGTCGCGCTCGAGTCGCGACTCGTGGGATCCGCCGGTCACTAACCAGTGCAGGTCCACGGACAGGACCTTGGCAAGGCTCTCCAAAGAATCCCCGCGCGGTGCGAACGAGTCGTTTTCCCAACGCGAAACCGCCCGGAGACTCACGCCGAGGCGAGTCGCTAGTTGCTGCTGCGTCAGGCCCGCGAGCTTGCGGGCTTCCACGATTCGTGCGCCCACCGACATGGTCGACAACGTCGCCTCTGCCTCGGCATTTCTGCAATAGACGTTTCTGGCTCGCCGTTTCTGTTGACCTGCGCCGTCAATGTAGACATAAGTGTCTCCATGGACATCGAAGGGCTCGAAGGGCTCGGCGAGCGCATCGCCACCTCCCGAACAAGCGCGAGACTCACGCAGGCTCAGCTCGCTCGGATCATTGAGGTCTCGCAGGCCGAGCTGTCTCGGTGGGAGCGCGGCCGTGTGGAACCTCGTCTCGGCGTGCTCACCAAGATCGCTGAGGCATGCAGCGTCTCGATCGACTGGTTGGTCCGCGGTGATCACCTCCCCAGCGTGCCCACCGTCGAGGGTGCCGGCGAGGTGCGATCGTGACCGCGTCGGGCACTGAACGTGCGCGCACTCTCGCGCGCACGGAGGCGAAGACGCGCGCGGCGCGGTGGTTCGCTCGAGCGCTCGCGTTGACGGGCTCGACGCAGACGGCGGTCGCGGCCGCGTGCTCGGTCGCGCGCTCGAAGGCGCACCGCTGGAGCGACCCGGACGCGGGCGAGGTGCCGACGATCGCGGACCTGCAGCTCATGCCGCGCGAGGTCGCGGTCGAGCTGCTGCAGGAGCTCGCGGACGAGCTCGGGCTCGCGCTCGTGCAGCTCCCCGAGTCGGGCCCGCGCCGCGGCGACCTCGAGGCCGGAGCGACGGCGCTCGAGAGCAGCGCGGCCGCGTGCGTCTCGTGGGCGCGGGCGAGCGCGGACGGCGTGATCGACGCGCAGGAGGGCGCCGAGGTCGAAGAGAAGGCCTCGACCGCGATCGGGGGGCTGCTCGTGATCCGCGAGCTCGCGCGCGCGGCGGTCACCGGGCGTGTGGTGTCGCTTCGACGTGCGGGAGGGGCGTGATGCTCGCGAACGTCACCGAGGGCACGTTGATCACGCATCGTGGGCAGACGCGCGCGGTGCGAGCGTGGGCCGCGATCGCGTGCCTGCACCCCGCCGAACTCGTGCGGCGACTGCGCGAGGGACAGAGCCTCGCCGAAGCGTGCGAGCCGCCGCCTCCGCCGGAGCCGCGCGTGTCGCCGAAGCGCGGCGCGCCCGCGTCGGGCTCGCTGAAAGACCAGCGCCGTGCACACGCGCACTTCGAGCTCTGGGCACCGGACGACATCGACGAGCGCACCCGGATCGTCGAGGAGCTCCCGTTCGCCGAGGACGAGCTCACGCAGTTGTTCATGCGCGCGCACCCGGGCGGCGCGACGCTCGAAGAGGTCGCCGACTTCCTCGGGATCACGCGGGAGCGGGTGCGTCAGCTCGAGAACGCCGCCGCGCTCGCTGCTCGTCGCCGCGCGCCGCTCGCAGGCCTCCACCACCACGTGGAGGGCGCCTGATGCGTGCTCGTCGTGCTCCCGTGCCCGCCCGCGGTCACGAGCCGTGGCACGCGCCCCCCGAGCTCGTGCAGGCGCTGTTCGACGCGGTCGGGACGAGGCCAGTGCTCGCGCTGCGTCGAGGCCTCGCCGAAGCGCGCCGCGAGCGCGCGCGGGCCGCGCTGCTCGGCGCGCTCGCCCTCGTGACGTTCGTTGTGGGCGTCTACGTCGCCGCGAGCGACCGCCTCGCCGGACACGGTGTCGTGTCGGTGGTCGCGACGACGGCGCTGACGCTCGTGCTCTCGCTGGTGCTCGGGTGGGGCTCGCTGCACGTGCTCGAACACGCGCTCACCGACCTCGATCGGGCGTACCGACGCGCCGAGGATGACCTCGAGCGCGCGCTCGACACGCAGGAGCGCACAGCGCGTGCGCTCCGTCGGATCCTCGACGAGGGCGCGGCATGAACGCGCTTCGACGAGCTCGACGACGTCGCGCGCGTGACCGTCGACGTCGACAGCGCCGCGCCGCGGTGATGCGGGCGCTTCGAGCGCTCGTGCTCTGGCTCGCCTCGGTGGGCGCGCGACTGCGCGTGTCGGTCGACGTCGGGCACCAGCGGTGGAGGCTGCCGTGATCCAGTGCGGCCTCGACTTCGAGAGAGCCGCGCGCGCGGAGCGAGCGGACGAGCAGTCGCAGCAACTCGCGCGCGTGAGCGACGCGCTCGCGCCTCGCATCGTCGCGTGGGCGCTCGAGCGCGTTGGGCGGACGTTCTACAGCTCCGAGCTCCACGAGGCCGTGGGCGGGGCGCCGGCGAGCGCGGACCGGGTCCTGCGCGACCTCCGCCGGCGGGGAGTGATCGGCTACGCGGTCACCGACCGCGCGCGCTCGCAGTACGAGCTCCGCTTCGTGCGACCCGAGCGGCTCGACGACCCGCTCCCCGAGCAGCCCGAGCGGCTGCGCGAGCGGAAGGCGAAGCTGCTCGAGCAGCTCGCCGAGATCGAAGCGGCTCTCCGTGCCGCAGAAGGGCGGGCGGCGTGAGCTCTCTTCCGTGGCGGAAGGCGTGGAAGCCCCGCGGCGCGTTCGCGGCGGTCGGGCCCGGGTGCCGGGCCTGGTACCACGTGCTCTGCGCCGAGCTCGCGGACGACGACGGGACGGTGACGCTGCTCGACGACGGGCGGGAGCTGCGTCGCCTCTCGCAGGAGCTCGGCAAGCGGCTCGGGGCGTCGATGGGCGAGCGGAGGGTGCTCGAGGGCTACCTGCGCACCCTGCTCGAGCACGAGCTCCTCGTCGTCGACCGGGACGGGAAGCGGCTCGTCGTCGTCCAGTGGGAGGACGAGCAGGAGACCCCGAAGGGGGCGAAGCGGGCGGCGAAGAAGACCCCGAAGCCGCCCTCGACGCAGACCTCCCTTCCGCTCGAAACCGGAACGAACTCACAACGAACCGAGAACGAACCTCAAACGAACTCGGAACGAACTCAAAACGAGATCGCAGACAAACCCGCGGAATCACTCACTACCGCTCGGGAGATGAGAAGAGATGAGATGAGAGGAGAAGAGAGCGCTACGCGCACGCGCGCCGCGACCCCTCTCGTCGAGCCCTCGTCGGACCCTCCCGGAGACCTCACCGGAGCTCGCCTCCGAGCGCTGCTCGAACACGCGGTCGGCAGGGCGACCGGGACCGCGCCGTTCCTCGACCACCGCCGCCTGCAGGCCGACGAGCTCGTGCGGCGCCTCGGGCCGAGCCTCGAGGCCGAGGTCGAGCACTTCGAGCGGTGGCTCTCCGCGCAGTCGCCGCTCTCGAGGCCGAGCGACCCGTGGCTGCGGTTCTGCGACCACGCCGGACGGTGGGCCGAGCTCGCGGCGGCGCCGCCGAAGCGTCGGGGGCCCGCGCGCCCGGGCAGCGTGGAGGACTTCGAGCTCGAGGCGGCGCGCCTCGAAGCGGAGGGATGGACGTGATCGCCTGCGACCACTGCGAAGCCCGCACGCGTCAGCCGCTCCCGCACGGGTGGCGCGTGCTCTGGATCTCCGACGCGCGGGCGTACGGCCACGCGTGTCCGAGCTGCGGAGAGCGCCTCGACGCGGGTGAGCGGCTCCCGCAGGCCTCGGAGGTCTCCGCGCCGGCCTTCGTGCTTGAGGCAGCCGTGCGCGACGAGCTCGGGCTGCCAGCGAGCGCGCTCGCCGAGGCCGAGCTTCACGACTTGCCGCAAGGCGACATGCCCCCTCCCGATGCCCCCGTGCACTCGCATGGGTCGGACGCGCCGGCGTCCGCTGTCGACGATCACGTTGGGCGTGACCGTCGGGACGCCGCCGCGATCCGACCGCCCTCGCCGAAGCTCATCGAGCCGGCCGAGGGTGTCGAGATCTACGACCGTCCGCGTCTCCCGCGGACACTGCGCGACGCGCCCGACGGTGCGAGCGTCGAGGCCTTCGTGCGCAAGGTCGGCGAGACCTTCGTGCCGCCGGCCGCGACGCGTCCTCGCGCGGCCGCGCCGCTCGTGAAATCGCCTTCCGAGCCACCGCCGCCCGCGCAGCGCTCGCTCTTCGGAGGCGAGTCGTGAAGCGCGCTCGAGCACGTCGACTGCCGACCGCCACGCGCCCGTGGCCGGTTGTGATCCTCGCGATCGACCCGGGCGCGACGTCCGGGTGGTGCGTCTTGGGTTCGGACGGTCAGAACCGCGCGCCGCGCGTCGACGCGGGCATCGCGAAGACGACGTCGGAGCGAGAGCTCGTCGTCTACGAAGCGCATCGCATGGCCGGCGACCGCGAACGACCCCTCGTCGTCGTCGCCGAGACGTGGAAGATCCCAGCGTCCTCCGAAGGCGATCAGCGTAAGCGGAGGGCGTTCGGCGCGCAGACCTCGGCGGGGCTCGGGGCGTCGTGGGGACGCTGGCTCGCCGAGCTCGAGCGCGCGGAGATTCGCCCGAGCTCCGTGATCCGTGTCGACACGGGCACGTGGCGAGCTCGCGTGATCGGTGGGAGCCGCTTTCGCTCGACGGAGGACTGGAAGCGCGCAGCTCAGTTCCGAGCGCGCGCGCTGTTCGGCGATCAGCTCGTGCTCGGCGCCTCTCGCGACCTCGAGCCCGACGCGGCCGAAGCCGCCTGCATCGCGCTCTGGGCGGAGCGCGCGGGTGAGCTCGGTCTCGCGTTGCCGGCGGCGACGCTCCGCGCCGCTCTCGCCCGCCCCGAGGACGCCGAGCTGCTCGCGCTGCTCGAGCAGCGGCGAGGCCTCGCCCCGACGACCACGCGCCCCGAGGGGCGCTGAGCAAAGGACCGCCATCCGATGACCGCCACGACCGAAGAAGCAAAACCTCCGAAGAAGCCACGCAAGGCGAAGACCCCCGATCCGACGTTCGAGCGGGAGTCCTACGACGGCGCGCCCGCGACCTCTCGCTACCGCCCGCCGCCGGAGTCGCTCGAGATCGCGCTCGCCCGGCTCGTGCCGTTCAAGCTCAACCCGCGCGGTCGCGTGCGGCAGGACGACCCGACGGTGCTCGAGCTCGCGGAGTCGATCCGAGAGTTCGGGCAGCTCGTCGAGATGGTCGTGCGCCCTCGTGGCGATCGGTGGGAGGTCCTCGGCGGCGAGCGTCGACTCGTCGCGCTGCAGATCCTCGGCGCCTCAAGCGCACGATGTTCGGTGCGTCGCGACGCGGACGACGACGCGAAGGCGCTCGATATCGCGATCCAAGACAACGCGCAGCGCGAGGCCGTGCACCCGCTCGACGAGGCCGACTCGATCGTCGCGAAGATGCGGAGGGAGCACCTCACGCCCGACGCGTGCGCCGCGCGTCTCAAGAAGTCGGTCTCGCACGTCTACAAGCTCGCGCGCCTCGCGGACCTCTCGACCGAGGGCCGCGCCGCGTTCCGGGCGGGACTTCTCACGACGCAGGCCGCGGCCGCGCTCGCGCGCGTGTCGCCGGAGTCGCAGAAGGCGGCGCTGGTCGAGGCGCAGCGCTACGCGGACTCGCAGCCCGAGGGCGAGCCGATCCCGACGAATCGGGTGATCCGCGCGCTCGAGCAGCAGACGCGCGCGCTGCGCGACGCGAAGTTCCCGCTCGACGTCGTGCCGCCGCAGGCCGTCAACGCGGTCGCGTGCGCGACGTGCCCGAAGCGCTCGAGCGCGCAGACGGCGCTCTTCGCGGACGTCCTCGCCGACACGACCGATCGCTGCACCGACTCGGCGTGCTGGGACCGGAAGAACGCGTGGTGGTTCGAGGAGCTCGCGGCGCGCCGGAAGGCCGAGGGCGCGAAGGTCGCGAAGAAGCTCGCAGTGAAGGCGACGCACTACTCCGGGAAGGTCTGGGACGGAGCGGCGCTCCTTGCCGCCGACGTCGTCCCGGCCGACGAGCCCGCGAAGAAGAACGGGTGGGAGCGGATCAAGTCAAAGGGTCGCGAGCTCACGTGGTCGGAGGCGCACGAGAAGGCGTTCGGCACGCCGATCCCCGCAACGGAGATCACGGTCACGATCGACGGAGACGGCAACCCACGCGAGGTCGTCTCAACCTCGGTGACGAAGCGGATCTCGAAGGTGTTCGAGAAGTCGAAGGCCTCGGACTCGAAGGACGACGAAGCGCGGATCTCGAAGGTGTTCGAGAAGTCGAAGGCCTCGGACTCGAAGGACGACGAAGCGGAGAAGCGCCGCCGGGAGAAGGAACGAAAGGAGCAAGCGAAGCTGAAGCTCGATCGAGCGACGATGCGAGCCGCGCACGCGGCCGCGCTCGAGCGAGCGAAGCTCCTCGAGTGGCCGGATAGCCATCCCAGCAGCGCGGGCGTGCTGATGGTGCCCGCCGCGGAGGTTGCGGTGCTGCTGCGAATCGCTGCGTTCCTCGCCGTCGACAAGCTCGTCGGCTCGAAGGCGCTGGACGACCTCGAGTGTCCTCCGATCACGGCGTACTGGGAGCCGCAGGAGAAGCACGCAGCGCGCGCCGAGCATGTCGAGGACCGCTCGCCCACCGAGCTCGCGCGGCTCGTCACGGTCGCGCTGCTCGAGCGCACGATGCACCGCGACGATTCCAAGAACGGCGCGTGCCGGGCGCGCGCGCTGGAGCTGCTCGGCGTCGACGTCGCCGCTCTTCGCGCCGAGCTCGAGGCGGCGAAGAAGCCCCGCAAGGCCAAGCCGACGAAGAAGGGGGCGAAGAAGGCGTGAGGCTGTCGGAGCCGACGCAGAAGAGCACGTGGCAGACGCCGCCCCCGCTTCTCGAAGCGGTGAGGGCGGCGGGCGTGCGCCTCGAGCTCGACCCTGCGACGGCGCCCGACAACCCGACGCGCGCGAAGTACTTCTTCTCGCCCGAAGCTCCGCGCGCCGACGTCGAGGGGCGGTGGCTCGGTCACGACGGGCTCAGTGCAGCGTGGCCCCACGTCCCGCTCTTCTCGAATCCGCCATGGTCGAAGGAGCGGCCGATCGAGCCGTGGATCAGCGCGCTGTGTGCATGGCTCGACGAGACGCGCGCGCGCTTCAAGGCGCACGCACCGGAGGCGACTCTCGTCCTTCCCGACGCGCTCAACACGCGGTGGTCGCACGCGCTGCTCGCGCGTCGCCTTCGTGTCTTCGCGCCCGCGCGACGCGTCGCCTACGTCGACCCCGAAACGGGTGTGATCGCGCCCGGCTCGATGTTCAACAGCCTGATCTTCGCACGCTGGACGAGCGCGCAGCGCCGAGCCTTCCGCTACGCGAACGGGAGGTGGGTGTGACGCGTCGATCGAAGCGCCGGTCGTTCTTCTGGCTGCACCTCAGGTGCGCCGTCGTGACCTTCCCGCTGTGGGTCGGTCCGTTCGTTCGTGACTTGGTTCGGAACCCACCGAATCGCGTTTGAGGAGGTCTCGGTGCTGAATGTGAAACAAGGGACGATCCTGCGATTGCAGTGCACGCACACGAGCGGGGACGACGTCGTCGACCTGACGGGCGTGACGGTGACGTCCGCCGCTCGACTCGAGAGCTCGGCGGGCGAGAGCGAACTCCACGAGCTCACCGCGACGCTCACCGACGCCGCCAGCGGCGTCTTCGAGCTCGAGGCGGACACGACCGAGTGGACTCGAGGCCGCTTCAAGGTCGACGTGAAGTTCGCGGCCTCGGGCTCGCGCTACTGGAGCGAGACCTTCCACGTTTCTCTCGCGGAGCCGGTGACGCCGTGACGCTGCACGTTCGACTGATTGATCCGATCACGGGTCTCGTGCTCGCGCGCGAGACCGTCGCCACGCTACGCGCTGCGGTGCAGGGTCCGCCCGGGCCTCCTGGCCCCGCCGGCGCTGCAGGAGAGCCCGGAGAGCCTGGCCCCGAGGGCCCGCAGGGTCCTCCGGGCGATCCGGGCGGACCTCCGGGACCGGAAGGGCCGAGCGCGTACGACGTCGCCGTCGCGAACGGGTTCGTCGGCACCGAGAGCGAGTGGCTCACGTCGCTCGTGGGGCCCGAGGGTCCGCAAGGACTGCAGGGCGTCCAGGGTCCGCAGGGCCTGCAGGGCATCCAGGGGCCCGCGGGCGCGCAGGGCGAGCAAGGACCCGCCGGGCCGCAAGGTCCGCAGGGCGACGCCGGTCCGGCCGGTGCGACGGGAGCGACGGGCCCGCAGGGCGACCCGGGACCCGCGGGTGCGCAGGGGCCGCAAGGTCCGCAAGGCGACGTGGGACCCGCGGGCGCGGATGGCGCGGCGGGAGCCGTGCCGTGGGTCGGCGCCGTGATCCCTGGTCGCTACTACGCGCTCGGGGGTGTCGGGACGGGGCTCGGCGTGTCGACGATTGTCGGCACGGCCAACCGGGTCGAGCTGTACCCGTGTCCGCGCCGGACTCTGTTTGGAGCGCTCGCGGGCATCGCGGCGCAGGTGCTTTCCGGCGTGGCCGGAGCGACGTTCCGCATCTGGATCTACGCGCCCGACGCGGATGGGTGGCCGGACGAGTTGCTCTGGGACTCGGGTGATCTCTCCGGTGCGACGCCAGCCGGGCTCCGCGAGGTGACGTCGGGACTTCCTGACGTCGACGCGCACGCGCTGCTCTGGGTCGGCATCGCGCACAGCGGCGCGCCCACGATGCGCGCGCACGCGCAGGGCGACGCGATTCGATTTGGTGGTTGGGGGACCAACCCCGTCACGCAGCCGAACGCGGGCACGGTCATTCGACGAGACGGCGTCACGCTCGCCTCGCCTCCTGATCCTTGGGTTTTCAACGCGTCCGAGATCGTCGCCCTGACGACGCCCCACGTCATCTTCGTACGGAAGGCGTGATGGACACGAGTCGTGCCAGACCCCCCGGTCCGACAGTGCTGGGGGACACAACACCAGGGGGTGGCGAGTGAGTACTCCGGCGAGTTTTCGCGCAAATTCTCAGGTTACGGTTACGCCCTCCGAGCCCGTAACCGGAGGTGTAACCGAGGGTCAGCGTCGTCTCGCCGAGCTCGACGCGAAGGCGAGCGAGATCGCGACGGTGTGCCGGGTGTCGCGCCCCGCGGTTTCCCAATGGAAGGCGGGGAAAAAGGTTCCCGCGCCCGCCGCGCGCGAGCTGCTCGAGAAGCGCTACGGCATCCCTCGAATCACGTGGGAGAGGCCCGCGGGTTGGTCCGCCGACGCCCCGGTTACGCCCCGGGCGACCGCCCTGAGCGATGGTAACCGGACCCCTCGTCCGGTTACCGAGTCGGCGAGCTCCACACCGACGACGCTCGAGGAGGTGCTCGCTCGGATCGAGGAGCTCGCCGAGCTCGCGCAAGACCCCGACCTCACCCCGAGCGAACGACTGAAGCTCGAAGACACCCGGGTGAAGTACTACACGCTCGCGCACCGGATCATCCGAGACCGGGAGCTCTCCGAGGAGAAGATCGTGCGCCGGCATCCTCTCTTCGAGCGGGTCGCTCGCACCATCCTCGTTGCCCTCCGCCCGTGGCCGGACGCGATGCGGGCGGTCGCGGCGGCACTTCGCGACCACGTGCCCGAGGCCGTGAGCGCTGCTCTCCCGGAGGCCTCCGACGGATGACGACGTCGGCCGCGACCGAGGTCGCTCTTCGCCGCCGGCCACGGCAGGTCGAGGAGCGCGTAACCGCCGAGCGTGCGATCGGCGAGCTGCTCGACACGGAGCTCGAGACGGCGGGCCGCATCCAATGGCCGAGCGACCGGTATCGGCAGGACCCCGTCGCCTTCGCGACCGAGATCCTCGGCGTGCGACCGTGGAACCGTCAGGTCGAGATCCTGCTCGCGGTGCGTGATCACCTGCGCGTCGCGATCGCGAGCGGCCACAAAATCGGAAAGAGCCACTCCGCCGCGATCATCGCGCTTTGGTACTTCTGCAGCTACCCGGACGCGCGCGTCGTGATGTCCTCGACGACGGCGCGACAGGTCGATCAGATCCTCTGGCGCGAGCTGCAGATGATGCGCGCGCGCTCGGGGAAGTGTGCGCAGTGCAAGGACGAGGACCCGAACGATCGTATTCGTCGACCGTGCCCGCACTCCGCGTTGATCGAAGGGAAGATCGGGGAGCTCGCGAGAACGGGTCTCAAGTCGGACGACTTCCGCGAGATCGTCGGCTTTACCGCCCGCGAGGCCGAGGCCGTCGCCGGCATCAGCGGTCGGCACCTGCTCTACATCATCGACGAGGCCTCTGGCGTCCCCGACGTGATCTTCGAGGCCATCGAGGGCAACCGCGCCGGTGGTGCTCGACTCGTGATGTTCTCGAACCCGACACGAACGTCGGGCGAGTTCTTCGACGCATTCCACTCGAAGAAGGACCTCTACCACACGATCCAGCTCTCCTCGGAAACGAGCCCGAACGTCGTCGCGGGTGAGATCGTGATCCCTGGTCTCGCAGGCCCCGACTGGATCGCCGAGAAGCGCCGCGAGTGGGGCGAGGACTCCCCGACCTACAAGGTCCGCGTGAAGGGCGAGTTCGCGCTCGCTGAGGACGGGAAGATCTTCACGATCCACGCGATCGCGGAGGCCGGAAAGCGGTGGCTCGAGACGAGCTCGGACGGTCGCCTCTTCTTCGGCGTCGACCCGGCTGGCGCGAGCGGCACCGGAGACGAAACGGCCGGCGCGCTACGCCGCGGTCTGAAGGCGCTCGAGCTGCTCACGAAGCGGGGCATGACGGCTGCGCAGCACGTCGAGTGGATCGTGTCTGTGCTCGCGGCCGCGCGTCTCCCTCGCGAGACGCCGGTCGTCGTGTTCGACCGGGAGGGTCCGATCGGCGCCGAGCTGTACGGTCTGCTCCGGGCGTTCATCGAGCTTCATCCCGGACTCTTCGAGATCGTCGCGGTCCGAGCGAGCGACCGTGCGCTGCGCCTGCCGCACATCTACGACCGCCAGCGCGACGCGCTCGCGGCGAACCTCGAGTCGTGGTTCCGTGACGGCGGCGCGATCCCGGAGGACGCGCGCCTCGAGGCCGAGTTGCATGTGCTCGAGTGGACGCAGGTCGCGTCAGGGCGGATGAAGGTCACGCCGAAGGACGAGATCCGAAAGATCCTCGGACGCTCTCCCGACCGATACGACGCGCTCGCGCTCGCGTGCTGGGAGCCGTTGTCCCTCCGCGAAGAGGAGCTCCCGCCCGCCGTTCGTGCGTCGGGCGAGCGACGCGAGCGAGACGACGACGACGACATGCCGAGTCTCGATCCGTACGCGGGTCGCTCGACGTGGCGCGGGAGTCGAAGGTGACCGAGGGGCGTCGACTGCTTCTGCTCGTTCTACAGCGGACCACGGGACGTCACGTCGCCGCGCGGTGTCGCGTAACCCCATGCCGCGTATCCGCGTGGATCAGCGGGCGCACGAAGCCATCCCCACCGGCGCGCAAGCTGCTCGAGTCGAACTACGAGATCCCGCGTGCCGCGTGGGATGTAACCGCGCGAAATCGGTTAACTCGTTGAAGTGTCGCGCGGAGTGAAACGGAGTCCCGCACCTTCGACGCGTGGCCTCCCTCCGCCAACGACTCGGACTTCGCGTCGCGGCCCTTCTCGGGATCAGCGCGTACGTTGGGAACGCGTCCCGTGGTCCTCAGCTCGACGACGCCGACGTCATTCGCGCGCGCGAGATCCTCGGTGGCCAGCTCCAGCCGATCCCGTTCTCGCAGACGCGGTGGTACCTCGACGACCTCGAGGCCGCGGAGGTCAACGCCGACATGGGGCACCTCGCCGGCGCAGCGCGACTCATGCGCTCGGCGCGCAAGGACGGGATCCTCGCAGGCGTTCTCTCGACGCGAACCGCGGGCCTTGTGCGGCTGCCGAAGAAGTTCTCCGGTCTCCCGGACGCTGTTGCCGCGCTCGACCGCGCGCCAGGCTCTGCCCGAAGCGTGTTCGACGAGATGTGTCCGCCGTCGGAGCTCGCGGCGATGGCGGCCGACGGGATGCTTCTGGGCGTCGCGGTTGGCGAGCTCGTGCCGGTGCCTGGCCGGGACTACCCCGTGCTCGTGCGGCTCGACCCCGAGTTCCTCGTGTTTCGATGGGACCAGGGGATCTGGTACTTCCGCTCGATCGCCGGGCTGATTCCGATCACGCCGGGTGACGGTCGTTGGGTGCTTCACACGCCCGGCGGGCGCATCGCTCCGTGGCAGTCGGGGCTCTGGCGCTGCGTCGGGCGCGCGTACATCACGAAGGACCACGCCCGCGAGCACAGGGACAACTGGGAGGCGAAGCTCGCCAACCCCGCGCGCGTCGCAGTCGCTCCTTCGGGCGCTTCGGAGGCGCGGCGTCAATCGTGGTTCCGGCAGGTGATGGCCTGGGGCGTGAACACGGTGTTCGCCCTCGACCCCGGCTACGACGTACGGCTGCTCGAGAGCAACGGCCGCGGCAGTGACTCGTTCCGTCAGACGATCTCCGAGCAGAACGAGGAGTTCATCATCGCGGTCGCGGGTCAGGTCGTGACGACCACGGGCGGGACCGGCTTCGCGAACGCGGACATCCACAAGTCGATCCGGGCCGACCTCATCAAGGCGACCGCCGACGACCTCGCGTTCACCGTGAACACTCAGATCCTTCCGCAGTGGGTGGTGGAAGCGTTCGGCGAAGAGGCGCTCGACGACAGCGTCGCGGTCGAGTGGGACGTCACTCCGCCGAAAGATCTCGCGCAGGAAGCGAACGCACAGCTCTCGGCCGCCAATGCGATCGTGCGTTTGACGGAGGCGTTCGCGGCCCACGGTCGCGACATCGACGTTGATCGTCTCGCCGAGCAGTACTCGATTCCCCTCAAGCGGCGTGAGGTCGACGCCCCCGCGCCGGTGTCGCTTCGGAGGGTCGCGTGAGTCTGCGATTCGCACCACACGAGCCCGCAGCTCTGCTGCCGCGCGCGTTCGGAATGGAAGGGTTCTTCCACTTGCGGTCGGCCGACCCGTCGGTCGGCGCCGATGGAATCGCCACGATTCCGATCCGCGGACCGCTCATGCACCACACGTCGTGGTGCTTCGACTCGTACGACGCGATCCGAGAGCGCGTGCACCAGGCCATCGCCGCGGGAGCGAAGACGGTCGTTCTCGACCTCGACACGCCGGGCGGACTCGTGAGCGGCGCCTTCGACTGCGCACGCGAGCTCCGCGCGCTCGCCGACTCCACCAACGTTCGTCTCGTCGCCTACGTGGCCGGACAGGCTTGCAGCGCGGGCTACTCGCTCGCGTGCGCGTGCGACGAGATCGTCGCGAGCCCGACCTCGCTCGTAGGGTCGATCGGAGTGATCGACGCGCTGCTCGATCTCACCGCGCAAGATGCGATGTACGGGGCGCGCTTCGCGATCGTCGCGAGCGGTGCCCGCAAAGCGGACGGTGCCCCGCATCAGCCGCTCACGGACGACGCGATCGCCGCGCGACAGGCGACGGTCGACGAACTCGCGCGCGCGTTCGCTGAACTTGTCGCCGAGCGCCGCGGTCGCGGCGTCGACGAGGTCCTCTCCCTCGAGGCCGCGACGTTCACCGGCGCGTCGGCCGTGTCGATCGGTCTCGTGGACCGCGTCGCGACCCGAGACGAGTTCCTCACGCAACTGCGTGCAGGTCCCACCCAGAAGCAGGAGGCGCACATGGGCGCAAAGGCGGGCGACGAGCCCGAGAAGAAGGACGACGTCGCCGACGCCATCGCCACGCTTCGCCGCGCGGCGGAGGACGGCGACGAAAAGGCGAAGCGGATGCTCGCGGCGATGGAGGACGAGGACGAGGACAAGCCCTCGGCCGAGTCGGACGCGGACGCGGACGAGGACGAAGAGAAGCCCGCCGCGGAGAGCGAGGAAAAGCCCAGCGCGAAGACGCGCGAGGCGAAGCTCGAGGCGGACCTTCGTGAGGCGCTCCTCGCCGGACGCCCCGACCTCAAGCCCGAGCAGCGAGTGAAGCTCGAGAAGCTCGACACCGAGTCGCTCCGTGTCGCGCTCAGCGCGATCCCTAAGCCCTCGTCCGGCCGCGCCGCGGCCGGTGCGGCGACCACCACCGTCATGCCGACGCTCGGCGAGACGCAGAAAGACGGCGCGAAGCCGAAGGACGCGACCGACGTCGCGCTCGCACAGGAGATGGGGCTCGTGAAGACCGAGCTCGCCGTGATCGACCAGGGCAACAAGCTGCTTCTCGGCGCCGTCGTACCGCGAAAGGACGCGTGACATGACCACCCTTTTCGTCACTCGCTACGTCGAGCTCGTGCTCGCGAGCGGTGAGTCCGCCGTCGAACTCGGCATCGCCGCGATCGACCTCTCGACCGGTCAGGTCGTGGCCGATCTCGACGCTGCGAACCTCCTGCACATCGGTCGCTTCGTGGAGGCCGCCACCGGGAACGGGACTCGGACCGTGCGCGTGGAGCTCTTCCAGGAGATCCCGCTCGTTCGCGTTCCGAACGCCGCGGGCGGGGATGCCGTCGACGCCGGCGACATCGGCAGCTTCGTCTACCTCGCGGCGAACGGCGCCGCGACCACCGCGACGACCACGTCGCTCTTCGGACGCGTGTGGGGCCTGCAGTCGTCGGCCTCGCAAGTGCTCGTCCAACCGCTGCTCACGATGGGCCCGACGGGTCCCGAGGGCCCGCCGGGTCCGTGACCTGACGAGCTGATTCTCACGAAAGGACCGGAGAATGCCCGCCGTAACTCCCACGTTCGTCGTCAAGGTGACGGACAACGTCAAGCAGATCGCTCGTTCGGACTACGAGCGCATCGCCCGCAACAACTGGTGGCAGCGCGTTGCAAAAGCGACCACCAGCACCTCGAAGCGCGAGGTGCTGTGGTGGTTGCTCGAGACCGCCAAGCTCGAGAAATCGATCGCCCCGCGTGGCGGCGGCGCTCGACACTTCGACGACATCCTCTCGAACATGTTCGAGTTCGAGCACGAGAACGCCGAGAGCGGTCTCTTGCTCAAGAAAGAGCAGTTCGAGGACCACGACGGCAAGGGCGTGAAGCTCGCGGCCCACTGGGCGAAGGGGATCGGATCTTGGTCGGCCTACTGGCCGCAGAAGGTGCTCTCGGACGCGATCCTCGCGAACCCCGTCGCCTACGACGGCGTGACGTTCTTCCACCCGTCGGGTCACCCGATCGACGGGCGATCGGTCACGAGCGGGACATTCGCGAACGACTTCACTGGCGCGGCGTCCGGCATCTACCCCGGGGCCGTTCCGATCGGCGGCGCGACCACGGTCGAAGTCGCGCTCGCCAACCTCACCCGTGCGGAGGCGTACATCAGCTCGATCAAGTCCCCGGACGGTCGCCCTCGCAACCTGCAGCTCTCGGGGATCATCGTGCCGCCTGCGCTCTACGCGCGCGCTCTGCAGCTCACACAGGCGAAGTCCATCGTCCAGAGCGCGGCTTCGGGGGCACTCGTGGGAGACGTGGCCGCGGTCGTCGCCTCCCTCAACCTCGGCATGCCGATCAAGGCTCCCGAGCTCGGTGCGAACTTTCCCGGCGGGTCGGATTCGACCTACTACCTCCTCGCCGAGGAGGTCGCGAGCGACGACCTCGGAGCGTTCGTCTACTCGGTTCGCGAGCCGTTCGCGATCAATTACGTGGGCCCGGAGACGGACCGCGAGTGTGCGCGGGCTCGCGAACTCGAGTGGCACGTCGAGGGCCGCACGGCGCTCGCCCCGGGTCACCCGTTCATGCTCTTCCGCTGTCGGGCCACCTGACACGGATCGACGACCACATCAGCGGCGCGCGTCTTCTTGGCGGTCGGCGCGCGCCGCTGGTCCTTCTGTGTTCAGCGCATGCCCTACCTCGACCGAGACGCGTTCGCGGCCCGCACGGACCTTCCGCCGGAGTACCTCGACGCGATCGAGGACCGCACGCCGGGATGGCTCGACGTGCAGCTCGAGCAATGGTCGCGGTGGATCGATGCGCGTCTCACCAAGCGCTACGAGGTGCCGTTCGCCTCTCCCGCGCCCGAGATCGTCAAGCTCTGGCTGTCGACGATCGTCACCTTTCGCGCGCTCATGAAGCGCGGCGTCGACCCCTCGGACCTCGACGTCGAGCTGCTCCGCCAGGACTACGAGCGCGTCGTCGGCACCGTGGACCGACCCGGCGAAATCAAGGAAGCCGCCGACGCGGAGAAGGGGCTCTTCGAGCTGCCGCTCCGTCAGGACGTCACCACGTCCGGCGTGTCGAAGGGCGGGCCGAGCACGTACGCGGAGGCGACGCCCTACGGGTGGCGCGACGAGCAAGCGCGGCTCGGCCGCGTCGAAGACCGCTCGCGGCGCGGGGGGTCGTTTCATGGCTGACGTGCTCACCAAGCTCGACGCACGCGTCGCACAGCTCCGCGAGCTGCAGCGCGTGGCGCGTGACGAGCTCCCGCGCGAGCTCGGCCGCGTCGTCGAGCGGCACGTGCTCGAGGCCGTGCGGGCGGGTCGCTCGCCCGACGGTGAGCCTTGGCCACGCCGCGAGGACGGCGCTCGAGCACTCGACGAGGCAGCCGACGGGATCCGCGTCGACGTCAGCCGCGCGACGGTGACGGTCTCGATCACGAAGCGTCACCTCGAGCTGCACCACCTCGGCCGAGCTCGCGGCGGCATCCGCCGACCGCTCCTGCCGACCACGATCACGCCGCGCTTGCGTGCGGCCCTCGACGCCGCGTCGCAACGCGTGATCGAGCGCGCACTCGCGGGGGCCTCGTGAGCCTCTACCCGATCGAGGTCCTCTACGACGCGGTCGTCGCGCGCTTCGCGCTCGAGGGGCCGGCGAGCGTCTCGCAGTCGTTCGGGTGGCGCGAGCCGGCGCGCGCGAAGATCTCGGAGTCGCGCATCGTGTGGATCCCGGGCGACCCGCGCGGGGTGGTCGGCGTGCTCGGTCCCGCAGCAAAGATCGACTCGCCCTACCGCACGCTCGCCACCCTCGCGGAGCTCTTCACCGTGGAGCTCGGCGCCGTCGACCCGTCGGCGCCGGAGAACGAGCGTGCGCAGTACCACGCGACGCGCGTGCTCTTCGACTTGTGGTTCCGCGCCGCGCACCACGCGCTTCCGGGCCGCATCCAGATCCAGGCGATGGAGTGGGACACCCGTCGCTCGGAGCGTCGCTACGGCGCGCTGCTGCGTGTCGTGGTTGCCGTCGACGCGGTGATCCCCGACGCGCCTCCGTCGACGTGGGACGAGCTCCTCTCGCTCACGAGCGAGGTCGACGGCACGCGCGCGGAGGGCACGGTCGAGCTGCTCGACGTCGAGGAACCGATCGAGACCCGCGACCGGACTCCGCTCGTTCGCATCGCCCCGAACGTGGTCGCCGGTGGGGCCCTCGTGCCCGGTACCACGCTCCAGTGCAGCCCGGGTGCATGGCACTCGGCCGAGTCCGAAGGCGCGCTCTCCTACGCCTACCAGTGGCTTCGCGACGGAACGCCGATCGCGGGCGCCACCTCCGACCTCTACGAGCTCGTCGAGCTCGACGAAGGCTTGACGATCACGTGTGACGTCGTGGCCTCCAACGATGCCGGCGCGTCGCTTCCGGCGCGCTCCAACGCCCTCGAGGTGCCATGACCCTTCCCAACGTGAACGTCACCGAGCTCGACGGCGCGCTCGGCGTACTCCCGCCGAGCTCCGGTAAGCTCCTCGCCGTCGTCGGTCCTGCAACGAGCGGGCCCTTCGACACCCCGTCGACCTTCGCGCGCGCGAAGGCGCTGATCGACGCGTTTGGGGCGGGGCCCGCCGTCGAGGCCGCGGCCTACGCGATCGACCGCACCGGGAAGCCGGTGATCTTCGTCCGCACGAAGACCACGACCGACGGCATCGCCGAGGACGACGACCTCGACCACTCCGGCGTCACCGGGACGAGCGTCCCGAGCGTCGACGAGACCACGAACCCGATCGACGACTTCGATCTCGTCATCGAGATCCTCACGGGCGGCACGATCGGGACGGACGGGATCATCTACCGCTACTCCCTCGACGGCGGCCGCACGTGGAGTGCTGCGACGGCGCTCGGGACGGCGACCGAGATCGTCGTTCCGGGATCCGGCGGCGTCACGATCGACTTCGCCGCGGGGACCCTCGTCGCCGGCGACACGATGTCGCTCCCGCTCGTCGCTCCCGCGTGGAGCAACTCCGACCTGACCGACGCGCTCACCGCCCTCGGCGAGAGCGCGGTCGCGTGGGAGGTCGTGCACATCGTCGGCCCGATGACGAGCTCCGCGGTCGGCGTCGTCGACGGGCTGATCGCCACCCTCGCCGCGCGCGGGAAGTATCGGTGGTGGATCGGCAACACCCGCCGCGTCGACGTCGGCGAGACGGAGGCCGCGTTCCTCACCGCGATGTCGACGGCGTTCGGGAGCGTCGCGACCGTCGCGGGGGCCATCGGCGCCGGCGACGCGATCATCACCTCGGCGGTGAGCGGCCGCAGCTACCGCCGCCCGATCGCGTTCACGTTCGCGGCGCGGCAGGCCGCGGTGAGCGAGGAGATCAACGTCGCCGACGTGAACCTCGGTCCGCTCCCGGGCGTGCTCCTCGTGGACGACCTCGGTCGGCCGATCGCGCACGACGAGGCACTCAACCCGGGCCTCGACGATGCGCGCTTCGTCACCCTGCGCACGTGGGAGGGGTTTCAGGGCGTCTACGTGACCCGCCCGCGGCTCCTCGCCCCGAGCGGGAGCGACTTCGAGATCGCACCGTATCGGCGGGTGATCAACCTCGCGAAGGAGGCCCTGCGCCTCTACCTGATCCGGCGGCTGCACCGCCCGATCCGCGTGTCGCGCACCACGGGCTTCATCCTCGAGCGCGATGCGCGAGACATCGAGATCGGTGGACTCGCGGTGCTCCGCTCGCTGCTCGGCGCGCAGCCGAAGGCGTCCGACTGGGAGTTCGTCGTCTCCCGAACGGACAACATCCTCTCGACGAAGACCCTCACCGTGACCGGCCGGATCATCCCGCTCGGTTACCCCGAGTTCATCGACTTCGAGCTCGGCCTCGCCAACCCCGCAGTGGAGAGCGTGTGACATGAGCGACGCGATCAAGGTCAACGGCGCCATCTACTCGTGGGCGTCGATCGAGCTGAAGCTCAACGGCGAGGTCATCCGCGGCATCACCGCGGTGAACTACTCGCAGACGCGCGAGCGCACGAAGGCCTTCGGCTCCGGCTCGAGCGCGGGCCCGCGAGGGCGAACCGCCGGCAAGTACGACTGCGAAGGCTCGATCACGATGCACGCGGACTCGTACGAGGAGCTGATCAGCCATCTCGCCGAGCTGTCGCCCGACGGCACGAGCTACGGCGACGTCGAGTTCCCCGTGGTGATCTCCTACGTCGAGACGAACCTCGAGCCCGTCACCATCGAGCTCGAGGACTGCGTGATCGTCGGCGACACGTCGGGCGAGAGCGAGGGCACCGACGCGAGCGTGGTCGAGGTCGCTCTCTCGGTGATGCGGATCCTTCGCAACGGCAAGACGCTCGCGCAGGGGCAGGTCTGACGATGGACAACGAGATCACGGAGGAGCTCGCGCGCCTCGAGGCGGAACACGCAGCCCTCGAGGAGCGACGGCGCGCGCGGGAGGCGAGCTCGGCCACGAAGGACCGCCTCGCCGAGCTGCAGCGCGAGGTGCAGACCGCGAAGCTGCTCGAGCAGTTCGAGGCGGAGGGCGAGCGCGGGGTCGACTTCGACCTCGTCGAGACCGTCGCGGGGCCGATCGTCGTGAAGCGACCGCACCCGGCGACGTTCAAGAAGTTCCGCGACGGGGGGAAGTACTCCTCCGCGGCGATCGAGGACTTCGTGCGGCCGTGCGTCGCGCACCCCTCGAAGGCCGAGCTCGGGCCGATCCTCGAGCGCTTCCCCGGAGTCGTCGACGAGCTCGCCGACGTCGCCTTCGCGCTCGCGCGCGGCCGCTCGAAGCGAGTCGCGGGGAAATAGCAGGGCTGCGAGCTGAGGCGCGGCGCGATCTCGGCGCGCGCGCGGAATGCCTCCTCGCAGCTCTCGGACGAGAAGAGACCGAGAGCGACGAAACAGAAGCACGAGCACTCGTCGGCGCGTTGGTGCTCGCCGAGGCGACTCACGATCTCTCTTTGATCCGGCAATGGCTGACGAAACGAAATGGTCACTGACACTCGAAGACCGGACCAGCGGGCCGGCCGAGCAGATGATCGCGCGTCTCGAGCGGCTCAAGGCTTCGGTCGAGGGCGACCGTCGCGCGTTTGGTGAGCTCAACCGCTCGATGCGCGACTCGCGCGCGGGAGCCACGAACGCGGCCGCGGCGTTCGACGCGCAGCATCGACGCGTCGCCGAGCTCCGCGGACAGCTCGGAGGCGCGGCGGGCGCGCTCCACAACCTCGGCGGGGCGACCGCGGGAGCCACGAAGCACACGAAGGCGAGCGCGAAGCCGACTCTCGGCGCGGCCGACGCGCTCGAGCGGATGGGGATCCGCACGGGTTTCGCCGAGTCTCAGCTCGGGAAGTTCGTCTCGATGGTGCGAGGCGGGGCCGGCGCGAGCGCGCTCTTCACCGCCGGGGCCGCGGGTCTCGTACTCGCCCTCGTGGCGGTCGCCGCGGCCACGGTCGCCGCGACGGTCGCGGTCGCGAAGTACGCGTTCGCGCAAGCGGGCGCCGCTCGAGAGGAGCGACAGCGGCTCGAAGTGCTCGCGCTGATCCGCGGCCGTTCGCGGACGGCGATGGCGGACTCCGAAGCGATGCAGGCTGCGATCGACCGAACGGCCGCGTCGACGGGCGCAGCGCGCGAGGAGCTCGTGGGCTACGCGGAGTCGGCGTATCGCGCGGGGCTTCGAGGAAGCGCGCTCGAGCAAGCGCTGCGCGGGGCCGCGTACCGAGGCGCGGCTCTCGGTGAGCGCTGGGGGCGCTCGTTCATCTTCATGAGCGCCGAAGCAGGACGCGCGGGACAGGATCTCCGACGTCTCGCCGACGATGCCGAGGAGCGGTACTCCGGGCTCGCGCAGCGGCGCCTTCGCAACGGTGGGCAGCTCTGGCGCCGCTTCACCGAGAACATCGCGGGGCTCTTCCGCGGCATCAACCTCGAACCACTGCTCAAGAGCCTGTCGAAGTTCGTCTCGCTCTTCTCGACCTCGAACGAGGTGGGACGGACGCTGAAGGGCACCTTCGAGAACTTCTTCAACGGCGTCGTCGAAGGCCTCGCGAAGCTCGTCGATCGAACGACCGAGTACGTCGAGCTCGGCACCCTCGGAGCGCTCCGACTGCGGAACGCGTGGCTCTTCTTCCAGATCGGAGTGCTCCGCTCGCTCAACGACATGAGCGACGCGCTCGACAACTTCTTCGGCCGCGTCGCGGACTTCGACGCGGGCCTTCCCGACTGGGTCCGTAGCGGACTCGACATGGCCGTCGGTCTGCAGACCGGCATCGACGCCGGCGCCGTGCGCGCGCGTGCGGCCGCGGCGCGGATGGCCGACGGCGTCGCAGAGACGTTCCGCAAGCGCGCGAAGATCGCGTCGCCCTCGAAGCTCTTCGCGGGCTTCGGTGACAACCTCGCCGAGGGTGTCGCCGTCGGCGTCGACCGCACCGCACCGGAGGCACGCACCGCGATCGGCGAGCTCGTCTCGGCGCCATCGCTTGCCGACGTGCAGCGCGCGGGAGGCGCGCCGGCGGGCTCCTCGAGCGCTCGCCCGACCGTCACGATCGGCGACGTCACGATCTCGATCCACGCGGACGGCAAGACCGCCGAGGACGTCTTCGACGAGCTGCGGTCGCGCATCGCGGAGCTCTTCGAGACGGCGGCTCTGCAGATGGGAGCGCCCGCATGACGTGGACGCCTCTCGCTTCGCCGATCGACCACGTGCTCCTCGCCGGCGAGCGCTCGCCCGGCCTCGCCGACGTGCAGGGCGCGGGGAGCCCTCGGCGGTGGGACATCCGTCGCGGCTACGCGCTCTCGGGGGCTCGTCCGGTCTTTCGTGGGATGGATGTCGCGCGCTTCCGCGTCGTCCTGCGTCTCCTGACGGAGGCCGATTGGGAGGCGTGGCACGCGTGGAAGCGCCTCGTGCAGCAGCCGCCGAGCGGCACTCGCCCGCGCGCCCTCGATATCTGGCACCCGGTCCTCGAGGAGTGCGGGATCTCGTCGGCGGTCGTCGAGAACGTCGAGCAGCCAGTGCACGACGGGACCGGCGGGTGGTCCATCGCGATCGCGTTCATCGAGTACCGCCCTCCGATGCCGCTCGTGATCCGCACTGAGGGCTCCGACGCCACGGGGTCGGAGTCGGAGCGGCAGCGCGCGATCCGGCTCGAGCGCGAGTTCGGCGAGGCGCTCGAGCGCGAGCGCGATCGCCAGGCTGAGAGGTGGTCGGGATGATCGTCTCGATCGAAGGCGCGCAGGTCGCTCGCTGCTCGCTTGTCGTGCCCGCGCGCGGCGCGTGGTCGTGCGAAGCCGTGCTCGTCGACGCCCCCGAGCTCGCGGGGCGCGTCAAGGTGCGCGTGGGCTCCACGGAGCTCGTGGGGACCGTGGTCGAGACCGGTACGCGAGGCCTGCAGCGCACGGTTCGAGTGCTCGGCGGCGCCGGCGCGTGGGGCCGATCGATCGGACCGAAGGCCTACCACAACGACGCCGGCGTGAAGGCTCGGCTCCTCGCCGAGGACGCAGCGCGCGCGGTCGGCGAGACGCTCGAATGGTCCCTCGGCGACGGGCGCGTCGGGACGCACTTCGCGCGCCGCGAGGGCGCCGCATCGAGGACGCTCGAGCGTGCGAGCTCGGGCGCGTGGTGGGTCGGATACGACGGCGTCACCCGGGTTGGCGAGCGTGAGAGCGTCGACGTCGCCGAGGGCGCGCTCGACGTGGTGGACTACGACGCTGCGCGGCGCGTGCTCGTCGTCCACTGCGACGACCTCTCCGCGATCCCGGTGGGCGCGACGGTGCGCGAGGGAGTGGACGAACCGCTCACGATCCGCGAGCTCGAGCTCGAGATCGGGGAGGACTCGGCGCTGTTCCGGCTCTACGTCGGACCGGCGCTCCGACGGTCCGCGCTCGTCGACCCGATCGCGCGGATCGTCGAGGCGCTTCTCGCGGAGCGGCTCCTCGGTCACTACCGCTACCGGGTCGTCCGCATGGCGACGGACCGCGTCGAGCTGCAGCTCGTCGAGCGTCGTCGAGGCCTCCCGGACATTCTCCCGATCTCGCAGTGGCCGGGCGTCGCCGGCGTGCATGCGGACCTCGCCGACGGTGCGCACGTGCTCGTCGCCTTCGTCGACGGGGACCCCGCGCAGCCCGCCGTGGTCGCCTACGCCGGCCGAGACGGCGTCGGATGGGAGCCGACCGCCCTGAACGTCTGCGGCGGCACGCGAGGCGCTGCGCGCGTCGACGACGAGGTCGAGGTGACGATCCCGACGGGGACCGTCGTGGTCGCAGCGACCGGCGCGACGTTGAACTCGAACCCGATCACGGTCACGGGCAAGATCAACGCGGGCTCGTCGAAGGTGGTGATCGGGTGACGGTCGTCCGCGAATCCATCGCGGCCGCGTTGGCCGAGCTCGAGCCCGAGCAGGACGCGCCGACGGTGCCGTTCGGCTACGGCGCCGACCTGTCGTGTGTCGCGGACCTCGCCGAGGACATGGGCGAGGTTGACGGTCGCCGCGCCCTCGCGGAGGCGTTGATCCGCGCGATCACCACGCCGCGTGGCTCGCTCGCGGACGCGCTTGAGCGCGGGATCGATCTCCGCTCGTACCTGAACCGCGGCACCACGCGCGCGGAGCTGCTCTCGATCGAAGGCCTCGTGCGCGCCGAGTGGCGGAAGGATGACCGCGTCGCGTCGGTCGACGTCGCCGTGACGTTCTCCGCGAACACCAAAACGCTGCACGGGCGCGGCCGCGTCACCCCCGTCGCCGGCGACGTGTTCGAGCTCGTCTTCGCGCTCACCGACGCCGGCGCCGCCATCGAGGAGATCTACGGATGACGACCGTCGCCGAGCTGACCCGCCCGCTCTCGATCGCCGAGTGCCGCGATGCGATCTACGCGACGCTCGCCGCGCGCGGAACGGACGTCACGACGTGGAAGCCGGGCGCCGTTGCCCGCACGATCATCTACGCGTTCGCGATCGTGTGCGCGGCGCTCTCGCAGCTGCAGGCGCTCCTCGCTGGCTCGAGCTTCCTCGACACGGCGTCGGGCGCGTGGCTCACGCTCGTTGCGCGCCTCGTGTACGGCGTGGAGCGTCTCCCCGGCGCCGCGGCCGCGGGCGACGTCGTCTTCGACAACACGGGCGCGGGCGTCTACTCGGGCGATCCGGGCGACCTGATCCTCGTGAGCGACGACGGCTTTGAGTACCGCAACACGTCGCCGTTCTCGATCGCTGCGTTCGCGACTGGCGTCGTGATCCCGATGCGCGCCGTCGAGCTCGGCTCGGCGCCGACGGCCGGCGCGGGCGAGCTCACCGCCTTCGTGACGCCTCTCTCGGGTGTGACCGCGTCGAACGCGGCCGCGCTCGTCGGCGCCGACCCGGAGACGGATCCGCAGCTCCGGGCGCGCTGCAGGGACAAGCTCGGGACGCTCTCGCCGAACGGACCCAAGGACGCCTACTTCTTCGCGGCGAAGAGCGCGCGTCGAGCGGTGGACGGGAGCGACGTCGGCGTGACCCGCGTGCATGCGGTCCCCGACGGGGCCGGCTCGATCGACGTCTACGTCGCGACGGCAACGGGAGGCGTCACGGGCGACGCGACCGACCCGGACACCGACCTCGGCGCCGTCGCACTCGCGATCCACCGACTCGCTGAGCCGCTCGCGATCGATGCGGTCGTGCAGAGCGCGTCGACGCTCACCGTCGCGGTCACCTACGAGGCTTGGGTGCGCGAGAGCTCGTTTAGCGACGAGCAGCTCGAGGACGGCGTCGAGGACGCGCTCGCGGCGTGGATGGCGACGATCCCGATCGGAGGACAGCTCCTCCCGAGCACTCCGGGGAGCGTGTTCGTGTCGGCAGTGCAGGGCGCGATCACGAGCGCACTCGAGCGCCTCACGGGCGAGCCACCGATCCGCGTCGAGGTGTCGGCGCCGGCGACGGACGTCGTCGTCGCGAGCAACCAGGCGCCCGCGCTCGGGGTGGTGACCGCGACGCTTCACCAGATCTCGGAGAACGCCTGATGGCTCGGCGGTTCAACGTCAACACGCTGCAGAAGACCGCCGGCGGTGAGTTCATCGGCCGCTACCTCTTCGCGCTAAAGAACTTTCTCGTCACCGAGCTCGGGCTCACGGTGCGAGGGAGCGGCGACGGCTCGGGGCGCTACGCGTGGGATGGGATCACGGCAGCGCTCGACCTCGCGCAGCAGGGCGCGGGCGGCGACTTCGACTGCTGGCTCACCGGGAACTCACGCACCGAGAACAACGCAGCCGCGACAGCGGGCGACGCGGGAAACTTCGGTGCGTGGATCGTGCTCGAGGACGCGAGCGGTCGGCAGTTCTTGATCACGGGGCACTCGACGTCGACAGCTTCTGCCTCGTTCTCAGGCCATGGACGGGTCATTGTCGCCCGGGCCGGCAGCGGCGGGTTCAACGCGGCCTCCGCGAGCGCCACTACGTTTCCGGCCGCACCTTCGTCCGGGGCCGGAAACGAACAAGCTCTGATCGGGTCGCGCGCGTCCGGCGCCGCTTGGATGCTCACGAACCAAACCGGGTACGTCCATCTGTGGGGCGACGACTCGTCGCAGGTGGACCTCGAAGCGCCGAGCGGCGAGCGCTACGTGGGCGAGACCGACGGGGGGCTTCCGTGGGGGATATGGCCCGTGACGGGAACCGGAGCGATCGGAGGTTCGTACTTGTCCGTCGAGCCGGTTGCCTTCGGTGCAGAAGCCGACGACGAGGACCCCTGCGTGTACATCACCGCGGGATCGGCATCGTGGGCGGGGTACGCGTGGGACGGTGTCAATGCGTTCCGAACCCTTTCCTCGCTCGCGGTTCACTCGTTCTTCCCGAACGCTGGCGCTGCCGATCCGTCTGGGACCCGCGCACTCGCGCCCATCCAGGGATCGACACAGACCGTGGAGCTGTTCAAGGGCACGCCGCATCCGACGGGCCTGCGCATGAGCGCGATCACCGACGGGTGGGGCAACTACGGTCTCGATCAGTTCGGCGAGGGATGGGCGTCGACCGCCGTCGGCGGGATCATGATCCCGTGGCCCGACGCCGTAATGCTTCCGCTTCCGTGAGGTCACGATGCCCGTGCAGGACTACCGCACCGTCTGGCCTGGCCCGCTCTCGCGATACCTCCGCGGGGGCGCCTCGGTCGCACCGACGCCGCCCGGCCCTTCACCGCTGATCGAGTGGCTCGATCCCGCGCCTTCCACGCCTATCGCACGAGACCAGGCGATCACCGTGCGCATCACCGATGCAAACCTCGAGCTCGCGGTCCTCTCCGCGCGGTTCGCATCGATCGGCGTCGAAGAGGTGGTGTGGCGCGACGGAGCCTTCGCGGCGCGCTACGCGTCGAGCGGTCTCGTGATCGCGGGCGCCGCCCGCACGTTCACGATCCGACGCACGGGCGGATGGCCCGCGTCAGTGCGCCTCGCAGTCGACGCGGTCGACGCGGATGGGCAGGTGGGCAGTGAGTGAAGCCGAGTTCCCGCTCTCGCCCGATCCGACTCCGACGCCGGAGCCGCTCGATCCGCCGGGCGACTACTTCCAGCGGCTCGTGCTGCGCGTCGTGCCGCCGTGGCTCTTGCGTGCTCGAGGAGCGCGCTACCTGCAGTCGGCCGCGGCGATGCTCGACGAGCTCGCGGACCGCACCACGCGCTCCGCGCAGCTTCGGTTTCCGACCGCGACGCAGGAGGACGCGCTTCCCGCGATCGGGCGCGATCGGAAGATCCAGCGGGGCCCCTCCGAGTCCGCAGCCTCCTACGTCGCGCGTCTTTGCGTGTGGCTCGACGCGCACGCGAACCGCGGTGGTCCGTACGCGTTGCTCGGCCAGCTCTACGGCTTCCACGGCGGTGCTCGGCCGATCGACCTCGTGTCGGTCGTCGGCGTCCGCTACGTGCTGAGCACAACGGGCGAGATCACGCGCGAGAGCGGCGTCGTCTGGCTCGAGGAGCCCGGCGCGGACGTCGCGCGGTGGGCGCGTGTCTGGGTGATCCACCGCTACGACGCCGATCCGGGCGCGCTCACCGCGACGCAGCGCGCACAGTTCCTGTCGGTGCCGCTCGCATGGAACGGGGGGCACTCGATCATGAGGGTCGGGCTCGCGTGGGACGGCTTCTGCACCGTCTGGGACTACGCGTGGACGGCGACGTGGGACGAGCTCGATGCGCTCGGCCTCACCTGGGACGAGTTCGAGTCGCGAGGAGTCTACTGAGATGCCGATCACCCTCACCGAGACCGTCGACCGCGAGTCGATCGAAGTACCCGCCGGCGGCGAAGGCGTCAGCCGCGCGGCGCTGGTCGTCGCTTTCCAGACCATCGCAAATCGACTCGCCTACCTCGAGACGCGGCTCGGGTGGCCTGCGCTCGAGCGCGTGGCGTGGATACCCGCGAGCGCCTTCGCACCGGCGGGCACCGCGTCGCTCGCCTACAGCGGCTCGGGCACCTTCGGGATCGAGGGGCCGCACCTGCTGCTCCCCGCCGGCACGCTCGCGGACTTCCCGCTCTCTGCGCTCTACCCGGCGAACGCGCGGATCCAGGAGGTGCGCGTGATCGGGTCGCTCGATGACGCCGGCGACGAGCTCAAGGTGCAGCGCGTCGTGTACCCGCTCGACCCCACGAGCGGCGACGCGCCCGGCTACGTGAAGGACCTCGTCACCACGCCCGCGGCGGTCGGTGGCTTCGACGAGACGTTCACGCACGTCGGCGCGTGGGACACGATCCCCTGGTACAACGCCGACCTCGTGTTCGGCGCGAACCGCGGAACGACCGCGCTACGCTTGCGGGCCGACGCGGGCAACGCGAACCCGGTCGCGGTCTTCGGCGTTCGCCTCACGCTGCAGCTCGCGCCGTGACGAGGTGTTTACCGGACGAATCCGGTTAACACGCGGAAGTGTCGCGCGCCGCCGCGCTCGCGCGAGCAGTCTGCTCGACGTGTCCGCCCGTGCTGACGATCCGACGCTGCCCGGCCGAATCGGCGCGCGCCGTGCGCTGTCGGTGCAGTCGATGCGGCTCGGTGACGAGCTCCGGCCGATCCTGGCCCGATGGGCGACCGCGGAGACGCGTGAAGAGCGCATCACGACGTGGGTGGACGTTCTCGAGGCGATCGCCGCCGATGGCTACCGCCGACGTGAAGACCTCGAGCGCGAGAACGCGCAGCTGCGCGGCGAACTCGATCAGACGAAGCAAGCGCTCTCGCTCTCGGAAGAGCACCGCGCCGCCATCCGCCAGGGCGCGGACACCGAGATCCGGCGACTGCGTGAGCGCATCAGAGCGCTGGGAGGCGACGAGCGATGAGCGACGTCGGTACGTATCTCGGCGCTCTCGGAGGTCTCGGAGGCCTCGTGGCGCTGCTCACCGTGATCGTGCGCTGGCAGTCAGGCCTCACGGGGCGCGCGTCCGAAGAGCTTCTCTCCGTCGTGGCATCGCTCCGCGCGGAGGTCGCCGCACTGCGCGCCGAAGGCGAGAAGACGCAGCGCGAGCTCGATGCGACGAAGGTCGACCTCGCCGCCGCGCGCGATCTCGAGCGCGGCCTCCGGCACGAGCTCACGCAGCACGCCCGCCAGCTCGCGGAGTCGCGCGAGCGGATCGCGCAGCTCGAGCGTGAGCGGCGCGAAGCGCGTGAAGCGCTGGCCGACGAGCTGCTCGAAGCGGCTCGCATGCGTCGCGACCTCAAACCCACTGGATGACGTCGGCGACGCCGACGAAGGAGACCCCATGCGCCTACGCATTCCACCGCTGCTCGTGCTCTTCGTGCTCTCGATTGCGTGTCTGCTCGATCCCGGCTTCGCCTCCGCGCAGGAGGTCGCGGCGCCCCCGGAGGGCTCGGTGATCAGTCCGTACCTGCGCGTCATCCTCGACGAGCTCGGCGCGGTGATCTTCCCCGTCCTCTCGGCCGCGCTCACCGCCCTCGTCGGTGGGCTGATCCACCTCGTCGCGAGACGTCTGGGCGTGGAGAAGGCCGCGCGCGAGCTCGGCCTCTACGAGCTGTCGCGCAAGATCGCGAGCGACGCGGTCGCACGGGCCGAGCACAAGACCGCCGTGTTCGTGAGGGAGGGACACTCGCTCCCCGACGGCGCGCAAAAGCTGCAGTGGGCGCTCGACTTCGCGATCCCCGAAGCGAAGAGACGCGGCCTCGCGAAGTGGGCCTCCGACGAGATCGTGAAGATGATCGAGGCGCGCCTCGGTGATCCCGACTCGCCGGGCGGATCGTACCGCGCCGATGCGGAGATCCTTCGGCTTCGCGGCGCGGAGGTGGATCCGTGGGCCTGAACGCGATCTTCACGCCGCGCGCGTTCGTGCTCGGCGCGATCGCGAAGATCGCGCTCACGATCGTCGTGCTGCTCTCCGGCTGCAGCGCCTCCGCGCTCCGCGCGCACGCGTCGACGGCACGTCTCACCCGGCCCGCGATCGACGGCGTCGCCGCCGGCCTTGAGGAGGCGTGCTCGGTCGAGCGCGCCGAGGCGCTCGGCCGCGCCGGCGACGTCGCCGGCTACGCGCAGCTCCGGGAACGGTGCGCGCGCGGGAAGGCCTCGCACGAGACCGTGCGGCAGGCGTGGATCACGTACCTCGACGCGGTGCTCGCTGGCGCGAGCGGGGGCGACGTCGACATCGGTGACGTGCTCGCGTGGGGCGTGCGCCTCGCCGCGACGTACCACGCACTCGCCGAGCTCCTAAGAGAGCTCGGCCGTGACCCGCCCCCGCTTCCTGCCCAGCTCGAGCAGCTCGTACGGAGGGCACGATGAGCGCTGACGTCGCCGGCATCATCCGCGCCGTGCTCGAGGGCGCCGTCGCCACTGCTTCGGCCGCAACGGGCATGTCGAAGGCGCAGAGCCGCGAAGCGCTTCTCGCGGAGCTCGGTGAGCTCCGCGCCTCCCCTCCCCGCAAGGCGGACGTCGACGTCGACGAGCTCGACGCGGCGTTCGAGCGGGGCCGCGCGGCGTCGGCGCCGCCGGTGATCCCGCGCCTGCGCCCCGAGCTGCTCGATCGCGCGCGTCCAGCTCTCGACCGCGTGGGTCTCTACGTGGACGACATCGAGCGCCTGCAGCTCGCGCCGCGGCCCCTCGCGATCGTTCGTGCGCTCGAGCACGCCGCCGCCGCCATCGCGCTCGAACTCCCGGACGACGGTGCGCGGCAGTACGCGCTCGAGCGACTGAAGATGGCCGCGGTGCTCGTGATCGACAATCACCCCGACGGCCGCGTCACCGAGGAGCCGCCGGCGCCGTGA